CTTTTAAACCGATCACTTACGAATGCAATAGTTACAGCTGTCGTCGGAACCAATAGTAATTCCAGCATAAACATTTCTCCTTTAGATATCCTATAAGGATATCATTGCACTTTTTTGGAAGGTAACAGGACGAACATTTTTGCTTGCAGGGTCTATTGTCCCTCTCTTCCACAGCGTATTCCTTCATAGAAACATAACGAGAACATAACGTAGAAGATATAAGAACGAGCCTGTAAGCGTCGTATACAAGGTTATACGTGGAAGCCAATGTGGAACACTCTTCCCCATTTTTTCAGCCACACTCATCGCAATTACAGACAAACCTGTTGACGTCCAAATAATGACTGCTTCTCCTGCAAGTGTCATAGCCATTCCTCCTCAACCAGTTCCTCTTTCTCACGAAATTTAATCCCTGATTTAGTAGCTACAATTTGATACCGCTCCATTAAATCTTGCCAATTCAATATATCTTCCTCTTCTCCATATAAATCTTCTTCAATAACTTGTGATAAACTAAAATACCCTTTGTACTCTTTGTTATCAAATACTTCATGGTTCCTCATGTGAGTAAGAATAGATTCCGTCTCTTTTCTGGATCTTGACTCGTTATACATGTGGCGTAATTCTTTTGATGAATATAAATATGGCGTTGCATTGAGGTAACTATACTGAGAACGCATGTAACCCTCTCCTCTCTTGATATCTACAATGCCATACGGAAGTCCAAGTAGAATTCTTCGTGGGCTTCCGTATGGCAGTAATATAGGTATATGAACGAGAAGAAGGATTATTGCCTGTCCATAGAAAATTATTAATAAAGACAAGCGAAAATTTATAAGTGGGGGTGTAAATTATGAAGAGTGAATTGAAACAAATATTAGATAAAAGGGGAATTAAATACTCTCACGTTGCAAAACAAGCGAAAATTAGCAATTCTGCAATGACAAATTTATTAAAAGGTGGACTCCCTACCTTACCTGTGGCATATCGAATAGCTAGGGTGTTAGAGATGAAATTAGAGGATATTTGGGTTGAAGAAGGTGAGGGTTTTTGAATAAAATAATTAAATATAAAGGCTTCACTATCAAAGAAACTTTTGGGGAACGAAAAATAGAAGAAGTTTTTGAAGAAGTTTACGAAAAAATTTATGGGATAGAAATTAAGGTTAGAAGGAGAACACCTGAAAAATTAGCCACTGAAAAACATCAAGAGAAAAAATATAACCAGGAGTACTTACAATGTCAAAACAACCACCATTCAAAACATTAAATCGAATTATTGAAAATTATTACGATCCTAAAAATGGATTAATTGAAGTAGAACAATTTATCATAGGATGTGATGAGGAATCAATATCTGTATTAGATTACAAGGGAATCATGTATCAAAAAACATCTTCCCAAAAATATGACCAGGGTTATGAAATCTTATTGCTTCCTTATACAGAACTACATTCAAATTCTAAACAAGATTTACTACAACTATTAAAGCGTAAAATAATTGTTTATTTCACGTATACAGAAAATGATCAACAACAAGAAGATTTCGTCCCAGATATGGGAAAACAACTCTTTTCATTTATGAGTCATATATTAAAAGGTGCACAGCAAAATAAAAGAGCAATTCCAGTACGTTTTATTTTAATGGATATTGAAGCAGTTGGTTTTATCCCTAAACTTTCAAAATTTATGGCTGGGTGTCGAGGTTTTAATGTAGGCACTTGTTTGTTTGTAGATGACAGATTGACACTGACATATGGATATAATAACGAACAGGTAGACAAAATGTACAAAAACAGTGTAGTTATATCAAAATAAAATACTATAAATATGTATTAATTTAATACAACTTAAAACAGGAGGTTGAACACATGAGTTATGATACCGTCGCATCGCTACAACGCATGCAACAATTACAACAAGCGCAAGCTGCTTCTGGAAAACGCATAGTGTTAAAAAGAGTTTATAAATCAGATAAAATTTCTGCACTCATTATCGTTCTTTGTATTTTAGCTATCCCAGCAACAATGTGTATATCCCTTTTAGTTGGATAAGTCATCTATTACATTAGAGAATTTAAGCGTACAACATATTTAGTTAAAAACGTTGCTACTGGGGAGAAATTTAGAGCCTATAAACAAGACTTCAAACAGTATAAGAGGGATTTTAAGAAGAAAGAAAAACAAGTTAGAAGAATTTCAAATTTATAAAAATATAAATTTAGCGGTGATCATATTGCATAGAAAAGGTATATTCAAAAAAAATACTTATCAAGTAATAATGTTAGAAGCTGATTCAGAACAAAAATCAATTCAAATTACTCAAGAATATTTTAAAAATCAAGAAATTAATGAAATTAATATGACTTATGATGAATGTACCAAAATGGAAGAGTTAGTAAAAAAATGTGTGCATGATTCATTAAAAAAGCAGAGTCGATTACAGAATGATAATACTTTATTTTACACATATGAGCCCATGCTAGAAGATGATGAAAACAGAATTGTCACTGTGGTTAATAATGCTAATCGAAACTTATCTGTACAGATAATTAATAAGTATGTTATAAATGTCAGCGAGACTTTAAATAAAGAATATAAAACTTACACTTTAAAAATCAATCTAAAAGAGCTTCAATACATATTTACTAAATTATATTTCTTTTTCAACAGAAGAATTTCAAAATAAAAAGCCGTCAAATGCGGCTCTTATTTTTGTTTATAAAACTATTCTTTTGTATAAATTTCTAGGTGAAACGCAAAAAATCCGTCTCCAAAAAGAAACAGATTTTTCACTATACATAGGTAGATTAGAGACCGTATTTAAAATATAAATTACATTCATTTTACAGTCAAGACCCTGTTCTATCTTTCATTATTATTGCATATATTATTTATGCATCTAGAGAATCACCACATTTTTGACGCCTTCGACTGGGGAAGGCGTCTTTTTATTTCGATGGAACATTATGCACTTTAGAAGCATATATTAAATTGCTCCTAGCATGATACCTTTCTATATACAGAAAAAGCATTCCGGCCTCACCACCTGGATTGCTTTTTTTATTTCTGAAGTCATATAACATGATTCTGGTGCATACATATAAAGTGGTTCAAGAGAAACCACAAAAGAACATTCCTCCCATCCAACCAGGAATGTTCTTTTTTTTGTATATTTACGTCTTATTGTACATAGAATGAATTGTCATTGGATTTTTCTCCTTTTTACAGAAGTGCGCCCTGGTCAGGAGCACTTCTTATTACTTCCTATACACATAGTTTTTCATCCGTGCAATCAACTATCCCTCAAACCTCACATACTCCCCAGAAACCCATTGATTTCCACCAACGTTGTACCAGCCATTTTGAATGCCCCAAGATTGATAGCGTTCCCCTCGATACACATTCTTTACAATGCCATAATTTGTTCCTGGTCCTGTACGAACGCGTAAGACATCCGCTGTAATTGTAATAACACCTACACCATTGTTAGATGGTTTTGTAGAACCTGTATCCCCACCACCGTTATATGCGTTTTGCACCCTTTCTATAAAAGAATTCCAACGCCCTTCCGCTAACATACGATGCGGGCAGTATTTTCCACTCCACGATTGGTGTGTGCGAACTTTACTTATTGGAATGTTGTATTGTTTCATGATTTGCGCTACAACAATAGCTGCATTATTTTCTGCTTTATAATACCTATCCCCGCCGCTTAAAGAATAACAAATCTCCACACTAATCGACTTTCTGTTTCCTGAACCATTCCCATCTCCACAAGCCCATGCATTCCTTTCTAAAGGTAAGCCTTGTACAGCTTCTTTATCGTCTACTGCAATGTGGAATGACACCTCATTATTATTTCGTATCATATAAGCAATTTCATTCTCAGCTGGCGCATCATTATACGTATTGTGAACTGTGATAAATTTTGGATTCATTGTATAAGGACACTTTGTACCATATTTACTTGGGTCAACTAATTTTTTCTAATTTCCATTATTGAACATCTCCCTTTTTCTCTTCTTGTTTTTGTTTTCCACCTAAAATCTCGACTGCATTTGTTAAAGCTTGCGGAAGTGGAATGCCCATTCTTCCGGCATTCTCTAAAAGTGAAAGTAACTCATTACCCATGAAGAAAAAAATTGTTGCTTCACGGATTGCACTATTACTTCCTAACGCTGCATCTAATTGCGCTGCTGCCCCAACTAAAAGAAAAAGCACCACCTTTTTGGCGATGCCTTTGAAACCAACTTTACTTTTTAATTCTCCGTTATATCCTGCTGCTATCATGCCAGTTACATAATCAATAACCGCCATTGTCACTAAGATTTTCAATGTTGCATCCCATCCTCCCAAGAAATACCCACAAAATCCACCAAAAGTGGCAATAAAAACTTTTGCTACTACATCGATACGATCCACATTCTTTCCTCCTTCTTTCAGATAAAAAAAGAGAGACGCTTGTCCCTCTTTCATAAATACTTTTATATGAACAATCTAAATCCCACCTTTGAATACCAAACTTAGAATTGCCATGACTATTGCACTGATAACAATTCGTAAAATCCATGTGGTATTTAGACTGATTTTTTCTAATTGCTGATTGATGGTAGAAATATCTTTTTCGTTTATCGTTGTACGAGTTTCTAAATTACGAATATCTCGCATGATTTCTTTTTGCTCTGCTTTTAAGCTTTCGATTTTTACATATATGTCTTCCATACATTCACATCCTTTTTGAAATCTTAATAAGGCAATCTCTATATACTATGAGACAAACCTTTTCTGAGTGAATGCATGAAAAATTTTATACAAAAGCCCTATTTTGTGCAAAATAAAAACAGCTTATGGCTGCTTTGGTTCCTCATTTATTAATTGTTGTACTAATAACTTTAATTCATAAATTTCAGCTTTCATTGAAACTTTCTCAAGTTTTTCTGCTTCAAGTTGTTCTTTAAGAGTGTCAACTTCCTGCTTCAACATACCGTGGTCAAATTGAAGATTTTTAACTTTAAAGTCAACTTCTTGTATTGATTGAATAGAAATTGCAACCGAGCTATAAAGTGTTACAGCGTCTTTCTGTGGTGTGGTGAATACATCGTCAGAGTCCTCCGCAATCATACCGTAATTAATTGGAAGTGTAATAGACTCCCCTGACTCGAAGCGTTCAACATCTCTTATAAAGTGATACTGTTTGATGTTTACAGAGTTGATTTTATCTAAAGCAGAGAATGGAAGGTCTTCTATGTCCGTTTTAAGCTTACGAGAAGAATTAGGGATAAATTCTTGCGCCCACATACGCCCTGTAGCGCTAATATTCTCTTGCGCTCGTAATGTTCTTAATTCTATATCTTTCCATCCCTTACCCATCATATCTTTAATCTGCAAGCCATTGTTATAACCTTGTACAAAACTTGACCTTATCATTGCATTACCCATAATTAAATCATGATCGGTGGCGCCGTTTACGAAATGTATTTTATAGTCACTGCCTTTTCTTTTGAAAGTAAACTGCCCCGCGTTATTTGTAAAAATATGTGGTTCAGTTGTAGTTACAGAGAAGTAACCATATCCTGGAGCCCATCCTTCAGATTCAAAGATAATATCATTCAAGTTTTGAAAACGAAATTGTCCATCTGAATATACACTCAGATGTCCACCGTCATTCTGCATTTGAATATAATTTGACCAAATATTAGTTCCTTCTGCATTTTCTCCTTTAGAAACCCCAAATTTTGCATACGCTTTAGAAGGTTGATCGACTCCATTAATTCGCGGCATGACTTGATAAATATAAAATGATCCTGTACCAGCGTATTTTCTATTATCAGAACCAAGGACTAATGAAGGTTGAATACTTCCATCATTTGTCTCCATAAATCCTATATAACCACGTGGCTTATCTAAATCGAAAATCTTCATGTCTTGTTTATTTATTTCAACAAATCTGTTTCCACTCGTTTTAAGTGTTACTCCTTCTAAAACTTTTCCTTTAATATGATTTGCTGTTATAAAACCTACTAAGTTAATCCTGTTCGCATTCAAGGTAATGTTTTCTTTACTCATATTGAATGCTGCGATTACATCATTTTCTTTTACAGATAGACTAACGCCCTTTTCAGTTAACTGAAGACGGGTTTCCATATCTCTTACATAAGATGATGTGGCAAATTGCCCATTTGCTTGCTCTATTGTGTATACTTCTTTCTTTTTTGCTGCGGCATTGATACCCTCTTCATTTATAGTGAAACGGTTGTCGATCATAGTCATTTTCTGATTAAATTGTTCCGTTGCAAGTTTGTTAGCTAATTCGCCCAACAAATCTTGTTTATTTTTATCAACTGTTTGCTTCAACTCTGGAATCTTAAATCCCGCAACATAATCCTCTACTTGTTTAAGCTCAACTTTACCTTGAAGTGCTTTCGCAGTATTTTCCCATCCAGCTTTCGCCTCTTGTAATTGTCTTCCTTGTTCTGTCTGCGTATTTTGTATGAAAGAGACATTTTGTTTAATAGTAGTTGCATCTTTTTCTACAGTAGCAACACGTTTATCAAACCCATTTTGATTATTTTCCACTTTTGTAATTGTTTCTTTAATTCCATCCACACTTTTTGTAATTTCAGTTGTTTTCTGGGTGAACTCATCCGTTGTTACCTGCTCTTCAGGCGGTGCTGTCCAATCCTGCGGTTTATTCCCTTTATACAAGGCAACCCATTCCACAATAGATTTCGTATTACTACTCGGATAATTATATAAGCTTAACTTTCGTTCATTTCCACTTGTAGCCGCAACAGCTTTGAAGGTTACATACGTTATTCCATTCGCGTAAACACTTGTTGCATATCCAACATTGCTAGACCCACCATTCTGCCAAATTCCAAATTTCTGACCTTGCGGGACACTCCCTTTCATTACAAAGGTATATTCCTCACTCGCAAAGAAATTTTCAGTTAGAGAATATTGATTGATTAGATAGTCTGTTTTTTCATATTTAACATTTGATTTTAATAAAAGGTTACGTCCACCAGCTTTATCACTATTAACCTTTTTTTCTACACTCGTTAACTTCTCACTGATTTTCCCAGCTTCTTCTTTAATGTCAGTTGTTGTTTTCTTGAGCTCACTTGTTGTTTGCTGCACATCAGAAATATTCTTATTTGTACCTTCTACAGTTTGTTCGACTGTATTTAATTTATTGCTGATATCATTATCTTTTTTTGTTAACGATTCAATAGAAGTTTTAAATCCATTAGAATCCTGTTCAAACTTAGTTACTTTTTTATCGATTTCACCTTGTTTATTTTCGATATTAGAAATTGTACGACTGACACCTTGTAAACCTTCCTGTACTTCATTGAATTGTCCTGTAGCTTGATTCTGTGCTTCTTGTACCTTTTTGTTTAATTCTGCTTTTGTGGACTCGATATTTTTATTAGCCTGTTCAAGTGTTTCTTTCTTAACTGATTCAACATCTGGTACAACCGATTCCCAAACTGTACCTGTCCATATTTTTAAAATGCCGGGCTTTCCGTTACTAATATCACGCCAAAGCGTTTTATTAGGTTTAAGCCCTGTTGTTGGCGAATTCTTAGCTTCTATAATTTCAACAGTATTATTTTTAATATTCTCTTGTACCTTTTCGGCAAGTGTTTTCGCGGCTTCTGATTCTTTCTTAGCGTTACTTGCTGTTTCATTCGCTTCTTTCACCAATTTATCTAGCTGATCCAGCATTTCTTGTTTTTCACCGAATTTACTAAGAATTCGATTGTAAATCTTTCGTAATTCCTCGTTCGGATCCGTAATTTCACGATAATCACCAAACACATATTTATCTTGTGTAGGATCCGTAAAAGATTCATCACCGGCAATTACACGCGCTTCAAGGTATAACTTAGGTGTGAACCCTGTATCTTTGATTCGGATAGTATCACCCTCGTTAATTAGTTCATGTGCTAGTCCGAAAATACGTCCAATCGATTGTGCTTCTACTTCATACGAAACGGAAGAATTAACACGTTTTTTTAATTCTATTTCCATTAACGTCATTAAACGTTCTGGCGTCATATTTAACTCTTCTGTTTCTGGCGTATAAAAACCAAACTTATGCTTACCACGTTCGTTCCATCGTTGAAATGCATCATTATCAACAATATACGGAAGTCCCCTGTTGATACTTTCGATGGTAATTACATTGTCGCCTTCACCTTTCACAAATCCAACTAGTGCTGTACAAATATCTCTTGAATGTTCAATACGTGTAACGCCTATCAAATCTTTCCCGAGCTCTATTTCTTTGCCTGTGTCTCGACCACGTCTTTGAATCATATCAACATACCATCCAATGATTTGTGATCCTTGAACCTCAACACGGTACTGAATTTCTAATTTGAATAAAGAAGCTATTTTCTTTAAAAATGTTAGTGGATCAATAAATTCATCAATGGTCATCGTATGGAATCCTGCATAATCCGTTTTCCCACGTTTCCATTTCATGCCTACTAGGGCCATATCAATATATTTGTTTACCGTTTCCCCTTCTATTCTTTGCGGTTTTATAATACCTGACTTAGCAATTTGAACCCAAGCTCCTGAAGCATATGTGGTAATGGATCGGTTGTCTGAATTCTTTTCTGTTTCTCTAATAACATATGGTACAATTCTTCCGTCACGAACTTCTTTTAAAACAAGATTTTGTTGTTGTAAAGTAGCCGAATGAGGTGTTCCATCAAAAACAGTAAAATCCAAGATATCAACATTGTTTTTGATTTCCCACTGCCTTTTATCATCCCAATAGTCCTGCGGCTGAATAGCTGCAACGATTTGATCTGTTTTAAAATCCACAACATGCAAAATGCCGCTTGGTGTTCTCATCTGTATCTCTCCCTATAACGAACAGTTGCTTTCACATCTGGTGGCATGATATCAATACGATTCTCCCCACGTATTACAGCTGGAAAATTACTAAAAATGTCTTTTAAATTAATTGCATTTTTACCGTTAATGGTTACAAGACTTTTTTCTGTATCAATAATAATCTTGTCTCCCGTGTCAAAAATGTAAGGCGGATTATTTTGAGTATTTAAATTCACTTTCCAGAATTTTAAATCTGAAACGGTCATTGCTTCTACTGGTGGTACATCTTGCCATTGCATAATACTAATCTGAATTTGTGCTGCTTTTTCCATATGATCGTTTTTTTCATCCGTCCACCTTGCAAATCGTTCTGAATCATCTCTTTCCGTCCCGGGAAGGAATTTCGAAATATAAGCCTCCCACACATTTCCCGTTCTAGCTATCCACAATCGTCCAAAATACTGATTCCATGTATTCGGATAATCACCACTCTCATAAATCAAACCTATTTTACCTGGCTTATTATCATATCCAATTACCATTGTTCCGAAATTTTGCTCTGCTTGCCAAAAAAGATCATTCATAGCGATTTTGGAAAGAACCTTGCTATTTTCATCAAGTATCGCTATCTCAACACGGCCCATTTCATTAATTTTTTTACTCTTACATGTAACATAGGCTTGCATAATAAAATCTTCTACTGGACCCCCAGGGATATTCTTTTTAACAGCCGCACCGTGCCACCCTTTCCCCGTACTAGTACCAAAATCAGAACAATAAAATTGATATTTATCTGACTTCATTTCACCAATCGGATTGCCATCTTCCATTGAACTGACTTTACTCCACCCTACAGTGGTAGCCATTTCGTCCCATATAAGTCTTTGATTTCTTTCTACGGGTAATTGCTCTGTTTTCAAAGGATAACCAATTCTGAAGTAATCTCGATTATACGGATACTCACCAAACCACACATCTAAAAATGTACTTGGTTTCTGTGCTTCGATTTCAATAATTGCAGGTGCTTCTATATTCCCTTGATTGACAAAAGAAGCAGTGACTTCAGTAGAACCATTTTGAGAGAACGAATGAGTATTTTGTTTTCCTAATTTATATGGCATTGGACAAACAAAAGTAATAACCCCTTTACCTCTATTCACTAATTCGTCCAAATCTACAGAACCATCAATTAATGCTAAATAAGTCCTGTCTAACTCATCATCAAAAATAAGTTCAGCTGGTTGCTCTGTATATAGCCAATCCGCCAAATCTTCTTTTACCTTTTGTAAATCAGCCATATCTTTTTTCGCTTTAATCACAAGAGGAACATCAATACGTCGTTCACCCGTTTCGGTATTAAGAAAAAGAGCCCCTGCACGATGAGGGACTCTTACCAATCTTCTTTTTATCGGAGCCCATGAAGGGCGCTTTCTTCCAACTAGCATTTGAACATAATCTTTTCTAATCTTATTAAAAGTAAAACTGAGTTTCCCCAACATGTTCACCACCCTTAAAATTCCGCTCTTCTTTTTTGTTCACGATCTTGAAGCTTTGTAGTATAAGTGTAACTTCCATTTGCCAACTCTTTTCCATCTAAAACATTGGTCATATTCAAAGTGAGATTTAGTTCTTTTTCAATTTGATTCGCATAACTACGTTGCTCAGATGATTCTAGTGGTCTATACCAAACTTCTCCTGGATTATCTGATAAAACTTCTCTCCATCTAGGGAAGCTTCTAACCTCATTGATTGAAAGACCTTCAAATCGTTCCATTTGAAGGCCAATTTCTTTCACAACGTCATGCATACTTTCTGGTATATGTGTAAGCCAATCATTTAGATAATCTCCGTCTACAAAGATAGCATTAAAATATTTCGATAGCGGATCATCCCCATTAAATTGGAATATATCACTTTCCGAAATTTTACGTAAGCCATCGGATGCCATACCTGAAAATGCTGATCCAATGTTGCTCATTTGATAATTCAAGGCACCTACAACTCGTTTCGCAGCGTCTACTACAAATACTTGTCCTTTATCTATACCAACACCAAGACCTTCTGGAACGGCACTTCCTAAAGGAATCATAACTTTTGATGGACTGTTTATATCTAATGCTCCCGCAATTGTATTTTTAATCTCTCCAGCTATGCTTTTCGCCTTACTATATAAACCACCTGTCGCATCATCTAACCCTTTTTCAAGGCCTTCTATAATTGACTTACCAATGGAACGTAAATTTATAGATTTGAAAAATTTTTCAACTGTATTCCACTTATCTTCAATGCCGCGTTTTATTTCTTCCATTTTATCTGTAACAATTTTTTTCTTTTCTTCAAATTTCTTTGAAACTGTATTTTTTATTTCATCCACCTTACTGTTTGCGGATGTTTTCATATCCTCATATTTGTTGGTAACATCTGACCACATTTCTTTCATTTTTCGAACAACGTCATCTTTCATAACCTGATATTTTGACTTTACTTGACCAGTTTCCCAATCTACTTGATTTGCGTGTTCACCAGCTTGTGCTTTAGCTTCATCCACGATTTCCCTATGCTTGTCTTTTGCTGTAGAGACTGTGCTATTATATTGACGATTCGCTTCTGCAATAGCTGCATCCGCTTCTTCTTTATTAAGCGTTCCTGACTCATCCCGTAGACGTATCGCATATGCTATTTTATCATCACGAGTCTTTTTCGCATCTTCAATAACTTTATCTCTTGCTTTGGCACTATTTTCAACGACTTCTGCTGCTTGTCTAGCTGTAATTTCACTAGCTTGTACTCGCATATTCTCATAAATAACTTTTTGTTCCATTTGATTTTTAGACATATGCTGGATAGCTGTCATATCCATTTCGTCCTGTAAAGCTTGTAAAGAAATCCTTTCAGATGTAGTGAATTCACGCTTTTCATTTGCTGCCGTTTGTATAATTTCTTTGATTTTATTTTCTTTTTCTTGCGTTTTTAACTTTTCTTGTTCATAGTGTTGATTCATTTGTTCGATCCGTTTATTTTCTTCTTCCGCGGTTAACACATAAGAATCCGCAAAGAACTTTTTAAGTCCCTCAACTTCTTTTTGTTGTCTTGCATTTGTTTTTTCTATAATCGTGTTACCTAACTTGTCATATTGGCCAATTAACTTCTGCGACTGTTCTTCTGTTATCACTTCATGGTTCAATCTAATTTCAGTCAACTTTTGTCTAATGCCATCAGACAGCTTGAAATACTCACCAAGAACTTTCTTTGTAGAAGAACTTACTTTCCCTTCTGTATTTGTAGCAAAGCGATCTACAGAAGCAATACTTTCTTCAGTTGCTTTTTGATACCCTTTATATGCTAATACCCCAACACCAACAGCGGCCGCTACCACACCTAAAGCAATTGCTACTGGTCCTAAAACTGCGGTTAATATTCCTAAAACTGCACCCGTTACACTAGTAGCTGCTGTAGCTACACCCATTGCTATTGCTAAAGAACCAATACCTGAAACAACCATACCGATTGCCCCCATTATTACTCCAATAACAGTAGCAACCGCTGTTAGCGCAAGAACAATACCACCTGTAATTGCAATGGCCTTTTGTACCGGACCAGGTAAAGCATTGAATCCATCTACAAGTTTTTGCAAACCAGCTACAAAAACACTAACCACAGGGGCAAGCGCATCACCAATTGTCTTTTTCATTGTCGAAAACGCTGAATCTAGTAATGTAAGACGTCCCTTTAATGTATCAATCTTAGTGGCTGCAACCTCAGCTGCTGTCACTTTTGACATCGCATCCCACATGCTGTTTACCCCATTCGCACCTTCTTTGAAAAGAATCGTTGCACCACGTACAGCATCCGATCCGAATAACGTTTCCAAAGCCATACTTCGTTGCTGGTCTGTTAAATCTTTCATCGATTCATGAAGGGTTCCTGAAATATTTTCTAGACTTTGAATATGCCCCTGTTGATCATAGAATTTTGAAGATAAGAAAGCTGAACTTGTAGCTAATTCACGGAATGTCGTATCGCATTTGTCATTCCACTTTTTCGCACCTTCTATTTTCATGACATAGCCTTCTAAAGCTTGCTCAATATCACCAACGCTCCTTGAAGCTGGTTGTATACCGTTTTTAACAAGAAAATCATAACCAGCTTGTGCATTATAAGTAATTAATCCTAAATCCCTCATTTGGTTATACGCTTCTTTCGTCGTTGGATTTAAGCGCATAAGCATTGTTTTTAAAGACGTACCTGCATCAGAACCTTTTAAACCATTTTGAGCAAATACCGCGAGCGTAGTAGCTGTATCCTTAAAAGTCATGCCAGCTCCTGCTGCTACTGCTGATGAAGCTGAAAGACCGTATTTTAACTCCCGTACATCTGTTGCTGAAGCATTAGCCGCTCCAGATAAAATGTTTGCTGCATCCGCAACAGAAAGATGATCTGCTTTAAATGCATTTAAGGCTGTGGATGCAATCTCCGCCGCTTCACCTAATTCTAGTTCTCCTGCTGTCGCCAAGTTAAGAGCACCTTCTAACCCGCCATTTATAATATCTGTTAAACTAACTCCAGCTTTTATTAATTCCTCTATACCTTGTCCTGCTTGAACACTAGAGTATTTTGTTGTTTCTCCCATGTTGACAGCTAATTCGCTTAATTTCTTCATTTCTTCTCCAGTAGAGCCAGACACAGCTTTCACATTGGCCATTTGTTGCTCAAAATTCATGGATTCTTCTACAGCTGATTTTAACCCCCGACCTATTGCGTAAGTCATTCCACCAAACACCATACCGATTTGCATACCAGCATTTTGCAAATGATTACCTAATGTCTCCATACGATTACCAAAGTTTAATAAACGGTTTCCTTGTTGTTCTAATTCATGGTTCGACTGACGTAATTCGTTTTCAAATCGATTTAGTTCACCTGTTGCCCGGTGAATTTGTTCGGCGTACCGCTGTGCTGACTGACTTGCTTCACCTTCTTCAGTTTTGGCACGATTATAGGCTTGTTGAAGTTCCCTGATCTTCTCTTTTTGTTTATCTACCATACGAGATAAAACATCTACTTTAGCTCGTGTTTGTTCTGTCGCATTAGAAAAACCGCCCATGCCTGTTGTAATAGACTGAAATTCAGCCTGTAGAGATTTTAAAGAGTTGTTTAACTTATCCATCCCTTTTTGTTCAGCTTGACGGTTTACTTGCTTTAATTCATTTTCAAATCTATTTAAATCAGCAACTGCTTTATTCACTTGCGAAGCATATCGCTGGGTTGCTGCATCATTTTCACCTAACTTAGCCTTATTTTGATCGTAGGCTTGTCGCAAAGCTCTAACTTTTTCTTTTTGCGCCTCAATAAGCCTGCTGAGTGTATTCATTTTTGCTTGCGTTTGTTGACTAGCATTTGCGAAGCCACCCATTCCTGTACTTACAGATTTCAGCTCATTCTGTAATGTCCTAACCGCACGACCTGAATTGGCTATACCTTGACGAAAATTCACATTATCAAGGGACAGCCTAACGACTAAATTATTCATTTCATTCGCCATCATCTTCCCCCTTATTAGATAATGTTTTCTGCTGGAACTTCCATTTCATTTGAATTCTGATTTCCACTATTTGAATGATCTTGTTCACGATATTTTTGGTTTAGCCTTAAATAATGCCAGATATCCATTTCGTTATCGATATGATGGTGTTTATACCCCTGACGTAATAAAGAGAGGTAGAGTTCGTCCATAAACTCACTGAACGTTAGCCCCCCTCCCTCTACACGTTTGGGTTTGTTTCTTCTCCAGTTGCTGGTGTACCACCAGCCGCATCCACAGTTGCATTGATAATTGCATTAATTACGTCTGAAGTTGTAGATAAAAATTTACGAGCATCCACGCCGTCCCAATATTGATCTAATGTAAATTGTTCACCGTAAACTTTTACTACATATTGGACCATTTTATCCATATCCTCAGGACCTGGATTGTTTGGAATATCAGCAAGCTCAGGCGCCTGACGGATTAAACGAGCTGGAATGAATTCCGGTAAATGAAAAGTTTTCTTTTCCCCATCAATTTGTAAAGTTAGTTTCATAGCTATTCCTCCTCGTAGTTAATAAAAAGAGAGAGCTTTTGCTCCCTCCTACTTTCCTGCTGGTGGTTGTACTACAGGCTTCTCATACACCTTTTTAAACCAATTATCTCCCACAGCTTTTGTAAATGTAGGTTCATCAGCATCTGCCGTAAATTTGGGCCTATCGTCAAAATCACGCTCAATAAATGAACCTTTGAGTTTGGTTGTTTGGAAGTTAGGCTTATCCTTCTTCGTTTCGCCTTCTTCTTCCTCTTGTGAAAGCTTCCCTTTTAATAACCAAACATATCGATATTTTCCATTAGCCTTTAAGAAACGCCATCCGATTGCTAAATAAGGCTTTTCACCTTCGCGTCTCTCATCTAACACACCGTCTTTCACTTCTGGATACCCTTCAATATCTGCTTTGGTTGATAATGAAATACTACGAAGTTCAATCTCTACTTCTACTTCCCCATCAGACTCAGCAATTTCTGATTTTTTATTATCGCTCCACATAATCTCCGAAGCTACCTTTTTAGAAGTTTTAATCTTTACAGCGCCTTCCATTTCTTTCACTGCACTATAGTCAACACCTGTTGCATCATCTTTCAATAACTTGGCATAAACAAGGCTATCTACACCGACAGTTGAACTAATTTTAATCACTTCTCCGGCCATCTATAACTCCACTCCTTTTGCGAATCGCATCGCGTAATGAAAAATTTGTGTATCATCTTCATATAAATCAGCAACCGCATAACGTGAGAAACCAATACTTTTCATGATTTCATTTACTTTTTGATGGATTGCTGTTGTACTACCTTTTGACCAAATATCGATTTGAAATGTGATTTCACTTTCACTTTCTTCATTATCCGAAAATCCATCTGGTCTATTGTCTAGTTCAAAAAACGTAATACGCGGAAACTCTTCAGCATTTTTAGCTTTACGATAATAAACACGTTTTCCACCCAATAAAAAAACAAGCTCCTGATTATTTTCAAGAGCTTGCACGATTTCAGGTCGTAAATTTATCATACATTCAACCTCATTTCATTCTTCAAGATGTCTGTCATAGCACGAATTGCCGCTTCTTTTGAAGAATTAAATCCAGGTTCTATAAATGGCTCTGCTGGCATTTTAGAAGTTCCCCATTCTAAGAACTTTCCATAGAAATAGGGGGAACGATCCGCTTTATCTATACCAATTTTGATTGTTTTTATGCCGCCCTCCATTTTTGCTTTTGTAACCCGTATATTATCAGCCAAATGTTGTCCTGTTCGCCACGGTTCGCTTTTTGTTGCTTTTTTAGGGCTATCACTCCTTGGGGCTATTTCAGAAATAGCTTTTCGAATAGGCTCACCACCTGCTGCAAGGGCTTTATCCTCAATCTTTTCTCCACGTAAACCCATTTGCTCTAATTCAGATATCAGGCGATCAAAACCTAAAAAATCAACACCATCAGCCATTCATTCCCCCACGCTTCCACATGATTGATAAAGTGTGTTTTTCAGTTGGAATAACTGAAACAATGTCATAAATTACGTTCTTATATTTAATCTTCATATCAGCATTCACATCAGCACGATATCGGATTTCTGTTTCACCTTGAATTTCGCTATTAGCTGCCGCTGCTTCAAAATATTTTCTTCCCTTTAAAAAAATAAAAGAGCCCCATACAGTAAAGGAATCCTTGTAACCTTCTATTGGATCACCGTCCGGGCTCTTTGCTTCCTCGTCTTTCACTTGAAATGTAAGACGTTTATCTAATTTACCTGGATTCACTTGAATCACCACCACAATATTGCAACTGAACTAATATCGACTGCAAACTAAATGCTAATTGTTCAGCCTTTCCAACTGCTTCACGATTTTCATGCCAATGAGCAATTAAAATACGAGCTGCTAATTTAGCAAGCTCGCTCTTCAAATCTACATTTTTACTTGTAGCATTTTTAATATATATTTCAGCTGCTATTACGAAAGATGTAATGAGATTGTCCTCTTCATCACCATCCACACGAAGATACTTTTTTGCTTCTTCTAATGTTAGTACCAAGAAGAACCCCTCCTACATCATTAAGCTTTAGCTGTAACTGTAATTTGGCCATATACAACCGCTTCTGTATCCCATAACGTAACGTCTTCACGTTCAATTGCTCGGAATTCTGTTGTATTACCTCTCCAAGCACTTCCACCCTCTTTTGTCATATCAAGCGATAACTGCTGTCTATCCCATAACACAACTGCTTCTTTTAGGTCCCCAACAATAAATGGTGCTTTACCATCTTTATCTGTAGCAATTGTCTTATTGGATAAAACAATAACGGGCTTTCCTGATAATAGCTTACGTGTTGGATTTGTTGGATCTGGTTGAAGAAGTGGACGGCCATCTTTATCTTCTAATTGATCTAAATAATTGAATCCATCTTGGTTTGTAATAATGTTTGCTACAGCCGAGAAAGCTGGGTCTAATGTGACATTTAACGCTGTTTTAATGCCTTTATAATCCTTTAAATCAACTTTTGTTAATTTGTTGATTTCTTGTAAAATTAAATAATTACGAGTTGCAATAGATTTCTTCGCAATCCACTGACGTAAATAAGCTTCTAGCGCTTGATCCG